GAGTTACCTCTGTTATAGAGTTTGCTCCATGCTGTGCTTTGGAACCATTCATCGGCGAGGCTAGCGGGATTTCCGTTCACCCAAGCCAGCTTAATCTGTGTATAGCGATTCGGAAGCGTGAAGCATTGGTCAGCACACTTGACGCAGAAATATTCTGCGGTGCTATTCCACTCCGCTTTTTCCCATAGGAGTCGTCTGGCTCGGTTGATGTATTTCTTGGCAGTCTCGTAACTGCAAGTCCCGCTATCGCCAACCGCGCCCTTCACCTCCTCGAGGATCGCGACCTGTTCCCGCTTCGCCTCGTAGGCCACGAGCGCATTGAGAAACTCGGCCTTGCGGGTGCCG